AACCTGTGTGATGGCACCCACACAACAGGCCACACCTTGTTGTTGCGGCAAATACACGTTTCCGACGTTTGAAGTGGAAACCTTGGACTGGTCCTGGTCGCCGATCACAGATGACGACGGTGTGCATGAGCGGGACAGGTGCTTGTCGGGGTTGCGGGCCGACCAGAAACGAGGAGAACATGAAGGATCGTAAATGAGGACGGGCACAGGGCTGATCGCCGCAGGTAGATAACATGGGCGTCCTCGTTCACGAACGGTTTGAACCAGGGTGGCAAACCGGATGGACCGGGAAACCCCACAACGCCTACTCCAGCGACTCACGCACAGAAGGCGAACAAGGTCTACGCATCCTGTTCCGGCAAGGCAACCACTACGGCACCGACCTGCGCCGTGACATCACTTCGACCCGCCGGATCAAACTCTCCTATTGGCTGCGAGTCGCATCCAACTGGAACTCCAACACAACCGGCAAGCTCGTCGGCTTCGCAGACCTCCGCTGGGCCAACCTTGTCGGCCAAACCGTCGCACACGGCAACCGGCCACCCCGCCCCAACGGCTTCTCATTCCGCACATGGTTCGGCAAAACAAAGAACGGCCGAGTCCCCATCGGCATCTACGTCTACCACGCCGCCCAAAAAAAGATGTGGGGCGACACAATCCCAGTCGGCAACATCCAAGTCGGCGCACCCCACATCCCCGTAGAAGTCGAAGCAGACCTCGACGCCGGACACATTCGGATGCGTCTCGACGGCAACAACTGGGTGCAACACCCCATCACCGTCGGCCCCGACACCGCAGTCACCACCGCATGGTTGAACGGCTACTGGGGTGGGTGGCGTAAAGCACCCGCCAACATGGCCGCAGACATCGACTGGTACCGCCTCGACGGCCTCGACGCCGCACCAGCAACAGGAACGCTCGCCACCGAACTACACAACCTCGCAGACCGCGTCGCCGTACTCGAGGCCGCATGATTCTCGAACCAGTCACCCGCACAACCTGGAAAGCACTCCCACCACGGTGGACAACACGACAGAAACGCCCCGTGGACCACATCTTCATTCACCACGGAGCCACCCTCCTGGGCGACCACACCGAATCCGGTGAAGCCCGCCTGATCCGCTCATATCAACGCCACCACTACAACAAGATCCCTCCGTGGGCCGACGTTGCGTATTCGTTTCTCGTCGGCATCGAATCGGGACGCGTATATACGGGCCGGGGTTGGCGCAACCGCCCCGGAGCCACCCGCCGCTGGAATCATCGCTCGTATGCGATATGTGTCGTTGGTGATACAACCCGGCAGCAGATCAGCCAGCAGGCCATCGACTCGGTGCGGGCACTCATCGCCCAAGGCGTAGCCCGCGGATACATCGCCCCAGAGTTTCATGTCAAAGGGCACCGCGACGTGGCGTCCACCGAATGCCCCGGCGACACCGCATACGACACCCTCAACGAGATGCGACCCCTGCGTGGACAGGTCGCCGCACCCAAGATCATCGCCCCGCCGCTCGGCAAACTGCTGCGCCTACGCCGCCCCCGGATGCGAGGCACCCTTGTGCGTTGGGTCCAAGCCAAAGTCGGCACCGCCGTAGATGGCGTGTACGGACCTCATACCGCATCCGGTGTAAAGATTTGGCAGGCATCCAACAAGTTGAAAGTAGACGGCATCGTCGGCCCCGTAACCCATAAGGCGATGTTTGATGCCGGCTGAATGGGCGCAAGCCGCCGGCGTTGTTGGCGCAGCATCGGTGACAGGGATCTTCTCGGTGCTTGTCCACACGTTGCGACGCGAAAACAGTGACCGGCACACCCACAACATGAAGAAGTTGGATGGGTTGACCTCGAAGCTGTCTGAGGTGTCAGACAACATCGTGGGCCTCACCGTTTGGACAAAGGTGCATGACGCGAAGCATGAACTAATGGAGGAGCAGACCCGTGGCGGCTGACTACCGCCAGACCGGCGTTGATTACCGCCAAACCGGTGTCTCCTATCGGGGTGTCCAAGATGCTGCTGTCGCTCCTGCCGTGGTGGCCGGTGTGGCAGCGGTTCCGTCGCCAACGGTGTCCGGCGACGCGGGTGTGGCCCCAGGTGTGGTCACGGCGACGGCCGCGGTGCTGGCTTCGACGGTCAGCGGTGCTGCTGGGGTCAGCGCCGCCACAATCGTCGCCGTCGCAGCGGTGCCGTCAGCAACCGCAGCAGGGCACGCGAACGTCACCGCCGGCGTCGTTGCCGCCGCAGGTGCGGTTCCAGCGGCGACGGCGTCGCAGACAGCGAGCGTCACCCCCGACACGATCCCCGCCCTGGCAGCGGTCCCCACACCAGATCAGGTACGCCGCGTCACACTCGACACAACGAACACGCTGCCTTCCCTCGCCAAAGGCGACACCGACTATCGGCCGCTCACAGCAGCCAACCGGCTCGCCCGCCACTACTCGCCACGCGCCAAAGGCGTCAACGTGTGGATCGCATCCGGGGCAGTCACCACCACCCAGCCGTCAGACAACACGACGATCACCCGCACCTTGTACGGAGGCCACGAAGGCCCCGACGATTTGACCGAAACAGAATCAGACCTGCTTGCCGCAGCCGGTTACCGCATCGACGTGGAAGCCGCATGAGAACCTCGAGGAGGATCAGTGGGCAAGCAGGAAATGAGCGACGCCGAGAAGCAGGCGTTCGCTGAGAAGGTTCGGTCCCTGTCGTTTTCGACGGGTGCAGCAAACTCGAACGTGGAACGCAACATGAGCCGCGACATGGACGCATACAAACGGATGCGCCGAGACGGTATGCAACCACCCCGGGTAACCGGTTCAGCAGACCTTGAATCCCGTGCTGAGACTAAGATGGAAGTCGAAGCAGGCCAGATCGTGCGCTCAGACGCGGCACGAAAGGCCACCGAGTCGCTGCTTGCCGAAGCAAAAGGCTAAGACATGACAGCGCAAACGTGGATAGACCGAACCCGGGACCTACTGCTCTCAGGGACAGTTGAGGCAATCAACCGCCTAAACGCAGGTATCAACTCGTCCGCGTCCACGCTGGTAACCGAGTTCGCTACCGGCCCCATCGTTGCCGGGTCCATCATGGAAATCGGCACCGAACTCATGTACGTCACCTCTGTGTCAGGCACCGCCGTCGGCGTGATGCGTGGCTACGGCGGATCGGTTGCAGCGGCACATTCGACAGCAGACATCATCCGGTCCAGCCCTGCGTTCCCATCGAACATGATTCTCGACGCCTTGAACGACGACTTGAACGACCTGTCGGCCCGCGGCATGTACCAGATGTCTACGAAAACGTTTACCTACACGTCTGGTACCGACGGCTACGACCTGGCTTCCAACGCTTTGGGTGTCCACAGGGTCACCTACACGGACCCGGGGACCGACAAGTCTGAACCCGAGGTTCGCCGTTGGACTATCCGCCGCAACCGGGACACGGCGACGTTTGCTTCCGGCGTTGCACTCGTCTTGCAAGACATCCCGACATCGGGTCAAACGGTGCGTGTCGAATACAAGGCACCTTTCACGACTCTCACTTCGGCTGCGTCCACGCTTTCGTCTACAGGATTGCATACGGAGGGGTACGACTTGCCTCCGTTGGGGGCGGCGTTGGCTCTGATGTCGTTCAAACCGATTCAGCGCGAGTCGATTACACATCAGGCACCTGTGCGCCGCTCCGAAGAAGTCCCATCCGGGGCCATTTCGGCTTCGATGCGTGACCTGAGGTTTCGCAGGGATCAGCGGATCTCTGCTGAGGCTTCACGCCTCAGCCAGTTGTATCCAACAACGTGGCTGCGTTCCGGGGAGTAACCGGTGGCTGTTTCCCCGCAGTACGACATTTCAATCGACGGCCGCGGCTACCTCGTTGACTACAGCGGGTTTCGCCGCCGCACCCTTCCAGCGCAAAAAGAGCAGCGCGACATGGGAAGCGATGTCGGTGAGAACACGCTGTCAAACGTCGGCCAGTGGGTGCGTTCGCAAACCGACTGGTCCCACGGTGCAGGCCAGGAACATTACGACCTAACCGACTCTGATCGTCGCCGCTTTCACACGTCTAAGAACATCGACGTGTTCACCAAAGGCCGGATGTCAATGTTGAAGGCGTTGGATACGAAAGAAACAGGGTCCAACACGAACATGTATGCCCGTGTAGTAAACGGCACGGTGTTCTATTTCTCCGACGGCACCGACCTAAAGTACGGCGACCCGAACGCTGCCGCGGACCCTGACTACTCGTCTACTACGACGCCGATGGGCGGCACGATAAGCGACTGGACCTCAGATGGTTCAAACGTGTATGCCGCTGTTGGCACCGCCGTGAAGAAGGCAACGGTTTCGTCTACGACAACGGCTTCCACCGTCGGCACGTTTGCTGCCGACGTGATCGAATACGCCAACGGTCGCCTCCTCGCAGCCGACGGCGCACGCCTCGTCGAACTCAACTCGTCTGGCACCGTCCTCACGTTCGACAACACCCTGTCAGGTACCTGTGTTGCCCTGAGAGGCGGTCCACAGGCCCTGTACGCCGCTTACAACATCAACGGGCAGGGAACCCTCTATTCGATAGGTGTAAGCGCCACAGACGGCTCCCTGTCGTACCCGGTTCCTGCTGCGATTCTGCCGCAAGGCGAAACCTTTTCAGGACCGTTCAGCGTGGACACCTTCGGTGACATCATGGTTGTCGGAACATCCACCGGGGTGCGTTTCGGCGTCATCAACTCCAACGACCAGGCATCGGTAACTTTCGGCCCGGTGATAGACGACGGCGGTGCAGCCCACGGGGTGCGAATCTTCGGCCAGTACGCCTACTGGGGCACCAAGAACGGCGACACATACAAAGCCGATTTGACGATGTTCACCGACACACTGGTTCCAGCGTATGCCCGCCACTTGGCTCACGATTCATCGTCATACGGCAACGTGCAAAGCATCGAAATCTTTGGCGACAAGATGCTGTTTACTGACAGCAACGGCGAGCTGTACGGTGAGTCCTATGCAGGTAACCTTTCGACGGCATCCGAACTTACGGTAGGCGTGGTCACGTTCGGAACAGTGGCCTCCAAGGTCGCCAGGGCCGTGTCGGGCCGGTTCTCCAAGGAACAGGCGACATCTGGTTCAGGCGACTTCGACTACCGGCTCGCAGGCGTGGACTACAGGTCCGGTTCATACAACTACCGTGGCCTGGTGGCCGGTGTGGCGGGCACCACCACCGTTACTGTCACCGACGGCGACAACACATCCACGGCGATGGTGCTGTCAGCATCCGGTACCGAAACCTCTTACACCGCCACGGACCCGGCGTCAGAAACCTTCGTTGTCAAAGCAGCCCTCGCCAGAGACGCCGCCGACACGACGACAGGGCCGATTCTGGAACGCTGGTCCCTGGATGCACGCCCGCAACCGGAACGCATCGAAGAAATCATTGCACCCCTCGTCCTGGCGGGCACGGCGTTGACCAGTCACGGCGCAGGCGCACCAGTCGCATACGACTCCAAAGACCATTACCTGCATTTGCGTTCACTCGTCACCGAAGCCAAAGCCGTCACCTATGAGGAGGGGGACAGGTCCGAAACCGTCACGGTCGAAGACCTGGAACTTGCACCAATCCGCTTGTCGGATGACAACTCGTATTGGGAAGGCACGCTTGTATGCCGGATGTTGACAGTTCCATAACCCTCGCGGAGTTCGCTGCAACCCCGAAGCCGCCACGGCGGCTACCACGGTGGTCTGATTGCCTCCCCCGTGAAGTCGTGGAACAGATCATGGCATCCAACGAGGATGCGTCACAGGTGGCGGCATGGTTGAGGCTTGTCGGATACCCGGATGCGGCGCCGCAACGGGTGAAGGCGTTGATAAATGACCGCGACCGCCAGGCAATGAATGTCTGACAGCCTCGCAGAGTTCGCTGACGCGGCTCCGATGCTCGACCGGCTCAACCGGTTGGAGAAACAAGCCACCCGGGCCAAAACCGAGCTTTCTGT